TTCTGGTTTTCACCATCCTCCATTCGGAGAACGTGGCGCGGATTGCGGCGGGTGTGTCGGTCATCGCTCAACCTGTCCCGGCATAGATATCTGTCTTGAGTCTGGTCGCGAGATCCATAAGGGCTTGATATGACGGGCGATGAAAGCCGCTTAGAAATTTCAGATCGGCGCTATTCAATTTCACGATTTCCTCAATGAGCGCCGGGGTTGTCGCAACGGCTAGCGCTTCCCTGATCCTGTCGCGAACTTCAACGGCGCGATCGTATGCGGCCCTGCGGTCGGGATCGGTAGAGCGGGCCGCTGGGACTTTACTCACCTGTGCGTGATAAGAGGATGGTGCCGCTTCGGCGAAGGGGTCTGGTGCGCTCTTTCCGTTCGGGTGCTCCTTCGGGGCCTCGGGGACGAAGGGATCGTCTGCGGGCTTTTGCGGGGCTGTACGGCGACCGGCCACGGGTTCGACCTCAGCTTGGGTTTTGTCATAGAGGGCCAAACCCATCGGGTTCCCGAAAGTCATCATCGCCCGCTTGGTGCAGTCCGTCTCGCATTCCTTGATTGCGCTCTCGTGCGCTTGGCCCAGGTCAGCATCGATGCCAGAGCCGTAGCCGGTGCCCTCACGTATGACCGCTGTATCGCCAGCCCGCACCGTGACGCGGACGCGGCCCACATAGGCCACGCGCCAGCCGGGGCGATCCTTGTTGGCGCCCATCATCACTTCGGCTTCGGTCACGCAGCGGCACTCGACCGTCTCGCGGTCCCATCCATCAAAGCCGAAGATGCGATTCGCCTCAGCGATGACAACCCAACCTTCGATGTACGAGAGAGTGCGTCCGGCCTGTTGGCGGCTCTTGACGTGATCGCGCGCCAGCGGTGCGCGGAGCGCGGCGAGTTGGCCGTCGGTAAAGCCTTGTTTCATGGCGATGCCGGTCATCTAATAGTCCTCCTCATCTCCGTCGCCATCGAAGAACCCGGCTTCCTTGGCGCAACCGTAATCCTCGCAGAACAGCCCGGTACACGGGTTATGCGTAACCGGGCATAGCGGTACTTCCTCATGCAGCTGATCTTCCCAATCGCGGTCAGAGTGAGCGTTCCAGTATCCGGTCATTCCCCTGATCTCCTCAGTCAATATCCCGCCGCCGGAAGATATTTTTCGACGACTTGAAGTGCCGCAGCTGCCTGTGCGTCGACCCAGAGCCGAACGTGATTGGAAGCATTTTCCCAAGTAGGAGAACCTTCTTTCCAATGGGTCATGTAGATCGCCTCAGCCATCTGAAGGAGTAGAGTGTTCGATGGTGAGGAAGGCAGAGTCCCCCCTTCCGAGGGGATCTGCGTGTTCGACGGAGCCGGATTCGCAGTGCGCTCTTGCTCGCCCTGATCTTTGGCTGAGGCGGTCATTCTGTACCTCATTACGGCTGTTCCACTATGACGGTTACGACATCCCCGGAGCCGAGCGCATCGACAGCCGGGTTGTCCGCAGGGATCCCCTGCGTCCTTTGGTCTGCGGTGCCGCGCGTTCGCGCCCCCAGCGGCCATTCCCCCGAACGGTCGCATCTGCGCTCGCCGAAGCGGCTATGTTCGCTTCTGGCTGCGTCTGGTTTCCTTGGGGCTTGCCCGTCACGCTGGGCTGCGGTATATTGCCCGTCAGGAAGTCGCTTGCCGCCAGCAGCGAAGTCCAATGAGGGCCGGGTCGCGTTTGTGCGCTTCTCGGTCCTCGTAATTTCAGGATGGCGCATCTGGCGCCTCGGTACAAGCATTTTTTTGCCCCACCGAGCGTTTGCGGCGAGTTTGGCAATTTCGATGCGGCGCGCTGGCGTCAATGACGCGGCCCGAGCTAGCCCAGACTTTCGCTTTCCTCCCTCTGGCGGGAATTCTGAAAGAATTTCAAGGCATAATTCGAATCCTCTTATCCACAACGGCTGAAGGCGTTCGGCTCGGTCGATTGCTCGGTCGTTTCCATAGGCCGCTGCAATGCTGCCGAACAATCCCTGGCACTCGCGCAGAGCGGCAATGAACTCGCGTCGGCCGGGCTTGCACTTCATCACTCCCTCGGGGTTCTGAGTATGTCGAAAACAGCGTCAGCCTGCGCCAGCGCCAGATCGACGTAGGCGATGGGGTTGTGGCTGTAGGCGCTGGTGAACTCCGGCCACGGCTCGCGCTGCGTGTTGCCGCCCCAAGCCATGTTACGCCGTGTCTCGTGCAGGATCTGGGCTAAACCCCAGAGAGCGCGCATCCGGTTGAGGGTCATCACTCAACTCCGGTGAATGGTCAAAAAGCTGGTCGCGTTGCCCCGCTCAACGCCCGGCACATCACGGCCTTCGGCGAGCGCCTTGGCGATCTCTGTCTTGTTCGGTTCTCGTCGAATGCGACAAAGATCATCGGGAATCTCCGCTTCGTCGATGACGATGATCTTTGGCTTCCCATGTCCGACCGAAACCGTCATATCCGGTGCGGACAGTTTCGGGATGCCTCCTTCCTGCATGGCCTGGAGTGCCGCAGCGCGCAGGCTACGGGCGCCCTCATCGAGGCGCCTGCGCCTGGCGGTCATTCCGTCGATCAGCTCGCCCAGCGCCTTCCCCATCGCTTCCCGCTCCAGGGCATTGCGCAGCACGGCTACGATGTCCTCGTTCAAGGTATCGAGCCCTTCTAGCGTGTCGTTTAGCGCGTCGGCATCGTCATCGGTATCGAGGGTCGGATACATCGCGAGGAGTTGCGCCCGAAGATTTTGTCGAGCGCGCACAGAAACGCTGAGATCATGGGGCATTACTCTGTCTCCTGCGGAGGTGGTGGGAGTGGCATCCAATGGGTCGGCATCATATCGCGGCCAAGATCCCGACCAAAATGCACGGCATTAGCCGACCAATGCGGGCCAGTTCCCACGTCCGTCAGCATGCCCCGATAAATGCCGGGTCCATAGTGTTCCGCGTTGGGGATATAGATCAGCACGCTTTCGTTCTTCGGCGCAGTTTCGATCGGTCGCCAACCCATCATTTGCTTATTCTTCCAATGGCGTTCCCAAGCCTCCACAGCGCACCGGGCGCGATACAGGTAGTTCCCCTGCTCGTGTTCGCTAAAGTGCTCCCACCACGATTGCGCGTCATGCTCGCTCGGGGGAGACATCGGGAGAACCGGGCGCATTGCCCAGACCATAGCCTGAGCCGCTGCCAAGATCCCGGCAGCCTCTTCCTCGGGCGATGCAATGGGTCGTTCAGTCGTCATTACTCCCTCACAAGCTTTAAACGTTGTGCGAGATATTGATGAATGCCGACTTCGCATCGGAACCAATTAGTGAGCGATCCAATCTTTATTGGCAAATATCCCGCCTCAATTATTTTCTCTTTCACGCTTTCGTCAAGATCGTCGATATGAAAGAATAGCGCTGCGCGTGATGGTTCGGTCATATCATTAATCCCCACAAAGCGAAGGCGAGGACGATCCCAGCCCCGAAGATCACGAGGGCGTCGAGGGCGCGCATGTGGGCACTCATGACAGCGCCGGCACAAGCAGCCCAGCCAATATCTGAATCTCCGAGAACCCGCTATCCGCGAACTCCTTGGCCCGCGTTTCCAGATCCCGCAGCTCGTCGTACAGCCGTCGTACTCCGCACCCGTCGCCGTGATAGATCGAACCAAGAGCCGCGCAGTGCTCGGCATGCCCATGCAGCCCGGCCTGGCGCAGGTATCGTGCTGCGGAGAGGCAATGCTCCGATCGCATGAGGCTGCGATTCGCATCCATCGAACGATAGAGAGAGACGATAGCATCGTTGAGGGCGGTCATCATGACGATCAGCATGAGCAAGAGAAATATTCCGGACATTTTACCGGACGCTGCACACCTAGTACTGTCGCGGCGTGATCCCAAAATTCATCGGGGATAGATCCATGAGCGTCTTGCCCATCAACAAGGAGGTATTCATCGCCCCCATCTTCGCGATTACCCATGAGAAAAGCTTCGGCCAAAGCCAGCGTTTGGTGATAGCTTGGGCAATCGGCATGGGCGACGAAATCCTTTAGCCATGCCTCGGAGGCGGCCTTACTGCCCGGCGTGGCGTAGGTTGAGTTTGTCGCTTCAAAGGATGGGTGAGACCAACGGTGGGCAAGCGCCGTAATGGTGCGCGGGTATAGATAAGCCCAGAACCGGGTATGGGGCGGAACGGGGGCGCTAAGAAACGGATCGACGATCCCTATGCGCGGACCCGATCCTTCTGCGCCGCTGACGACGATATCACCCTTCGGATTAGGTTCGGGATCAACTACACTGAGGTGTTGGCTTGGGAAAAGCTGCATGGGGCAGATCGCGGAGAATACCGCGACATGAACAGCATCACGACCGCCCGCATCGTCGGGCAGCACATTTCCCATCGTGGCTACAGCATCTTTCATTCCCAATCCTCCTATGCCGCTATCCGGTGGGGACCGGCAACCGCCGGGGTGTGGCGGCGAGGCACATATTGCACTATGAAATTTCATCTTGCAATATCTTTTTTGGTGAGGCATTGTGTTCGACTATGAAAAGCTTCGCCGCGATCATCAACGCATGGCCGCATCCCTCGAAATTTGCAGAGGATGTAGGCGTCTCCCCGGCTCTCGTGGCCGTTTGGAAAACCAGGAACTCGATTCCGGCCGCCTATTGGAATTGGGTCGTGACGTGTGCCGAGAAGCGGGGGATTGAAGGCGTGAGCTTTGAACTGCTTAGGCGCTTAACGCAAGCCAAGAGGGCAACGGGATGACCCCCGACGAACAGATCCTATCCCTCCTCCGGGTGATCGTCACCGAGCTTACGGCGATCCGGCGCGCGCTTGAGCCCCCGCCGCTTTACACGGTGGGCGAGGACGGTGTGCTGACGCGGGTTACGGATGGAGAGAAGGTGGTGCCGTTTCGTGGGAGGATACGATGAAACGGTCGAGTTTCCATGATGATCGCATTATCCCGATCATAATTCGCTGCGATGCGGTCGTTAATATATTCGGCCTACCGTTTGATCTGACCCCTGCCGAGGCAGCGAAGATTTCGGCCGTCATAATGGCGATGGCGAAGAAGCCGTCGCAACAAGCTGACGGGGCGATTCTGCGATGAGCAAAGGCGCCCCTCCCAATCCGACATGTGAGGGCTGTTCGCGCTCGGTCGGAGAAACCTCCGGCATGGTGAGCCTTCGCAAAGGCGGTATGCCCGTGTACCTGTGTTACGATTGCGTGGACGCTCTGAAGGTGATCGTTGAGCATGATCGCCAGCAGCCAACGCCAGAGCCTCCGAAGCTGAGTCTCGTGACATGATCGCACCGGCCTGCCGCTTCGCGATTCCCCGGCCGCCGAGCACCAACAACCTGCACGGCAGCCACATCGACTGGAAGACAGGCAAGATGCGCCGCCACAACACGCGGGCCTATAAGGCGTGGATCGATGCGGCAGGGTGGTCGATGAAGGTGCAGCAAAATCCGCTCCCTCATTTCGACGGCGAAGTTGAGATCGAGATCGCGGGCCTCGGCGGCATCGACATCGACAACACGAAGGCAATACCGGATTTACTCAAGCGGCTTGGCATCCTCAACGACGACAAGCAGGTTGCCAAGCAGACGACAACGCGGGTTGCCCCTACGTGGTCGTTCTCGGTCGACGACGGGTGTTTGCTCTCGATATGGGAGTTAGAGACAGACTTGCGCGCAAAGAGCGAGCGCGGCTGTGCGGGTGAGTCGGGATGTTCCGGCGCACAGAGGAGGCGCGTTACCCGAGCGGCGGCCTCCCAACCCACGCAACAGCGCATCGGGCGCAGACCGGGAGTCACGTGATGCCCTACGCTGTTATGGGCGAGACGGAACATGGCGCGGTATGTATTCGACGGGGGTTTCCAAATCGTGAGGCCGCCGAGGATCACCCGGTCAAAATGTCGCTGTGGAAGCGGGTATGGGTTCAGGCTGAACCTGAACCGAGGAACGATACAGGCGTAGCGGCCCCTCGGCCATGGTCAATAGGCGTGTCGTCGACATCGAGCAATAACGATTCGTTCCATCTCTACCTCGTTGACGCCAACGGTCGGAAGATCGCAGCCATCTGGGGCCGCTCCGGTGAGAAGCTGGCTACAGCCGAGATGATCCTTGCGGCGATCAACGGGAGCGAGGAATGATGTTCGCGCCCGGTCAGATCGTTTGCATCGACTTCCCCTCGCACCCATGACCGTTCGCATCATCATCGGCGACGTGCGCGACCGGCTTCGCGATTTGCCGGCGGATAGCGTCGATTGCGTGGTCACTTCACCGCCTTATTGGGGCTTGCGGGATTATGGAACGGGCGAGTGGGTTGGCGGCGATCCTGCGTGCCCACATTCAGGGGTCGCGACAGGACCATCAAAAAACCGTGGCAATAATAACTCGATGGGTAAACCGTTTTGCGGCATTTGCGGCGCAGAGCGTCTTGATCGCCAGCTCGGCATGGAACCGACACTAGGCGAGCATATCGAAACGCTGGTTGATGTATTCCGAGAGATTCGACGCGTTGCAAAGCCTGAAGCGGCTGTGTGGCTTAATTATGGCGACTGCTATGCGACATCGCCGAATGGTCGTAGCGCGGCGGATACAAAGGCTGCCGGGAACGATGATCGGACGTTTCGAGATAAGCCGTTCTCAACGATTGGTCCGGTCTACGATCGATCGCGGCCCAATGTCAGGCAGAAAAAGCATCCTAACGGTACGGAACCCGCTGGACGCATCGTCGCGGGAGGTTATCTGAAGCCGAAGGATCTATGTCTGATCCCATTCCGGCTCGTGATCGCGCTTCAGGAAGATGGGTGGTGGGTACGCTCCCGTTGTGTGTGGGGCAAGCCCAATGGGATGCCGGATAGCTCGGGGCGTTGGCGTCCGTCCGTAGCACATGAGGAAATCTTTCTGCTCAGCAAGAGTGGCGATTTGTGGTACGACCATGAGGCGGTTATGACGCCGCGCCGCTCCAATGAAGATGCTGTAACGTATCGGGGCGGCTCATACGCGAACGGCAAACCAGGACCACGGCTGCAGCACGGAAACAAGCGCGTTCCGGGACCGGACAAGCAACGGGGCCACGCTCGCCGACACCAGGGCTTCAACGACCGATGGGACGGCATGAGCAAAGCCGAGCAGCAAGAAAACGGAAGACTGCTCCGAACCTATGAGCCCGAGGTGTGGCATATTGCGACTGCCGCATTTTCGGAAGCACATTTTGCGACATTTCCGCCAGCCTTGGTCGAGCGCTGTCTGATGGCGAGCTGTCCTCCGCGAGGGACTGTCTTAGATCCGTTCGGAGGTTCGGGCACAACCGGCATGGTTGCGGATGGAATGGGGCACGATGCCATCCTGATTGAGCTGAGCGAAGCCTATGCAGAGATTGCCCGCAAGCGCATCGCCGATGTGTTCCGGCCAGTGTGGGTTGAGCGGGAGGCTAAGCCGTCGCAAACGGATATGTTCGCAGACAGCTCAGCAGCGCCGCCGATGGGATGCCGATTAGGGTGACGACAGACAGGGATCGCTTGGGATATGACCCTCGGTAAACGGCAGCGCGCTCTCCATGTGGATACGCGCCCTCGGAGAAATCCGGGGGCGTTTCCCGTTTCAGGGCTTGACGCCACGCCAGCAATGGGAACACACTTACCTGCCCTGAAAGACCAAGAGACGCCCTAGCGGTTGCCAGAGCGCCTCCTGGGTCTTAAAGGGGTTGCCCGAGACGATGTGCTGTCGTCAAGGGCGGCCCACAACGACGGGACTCGTTATGCCATCGCAAGAGATAGCGTTATTTCCCCGAGAAATCAACCCCGATCAAGGTGGCACAGACCTATTCGGCAATCCCGTCATTCCTCACGGTCCTGCACTCACGCCTGCCGAGCGGCGGAAGCTCAACCGCAAGGAACCGATACCGAAAGGTTACGCCGCACCTCCGGGTAGTGGACCGACCGGCGAGACGTGTGGATCGTGCGCCAATCACGCTGTTGTTTGGCACGCAAAAGGATATCACAAGTGCGGGCTTGAGCGGCAGAGGTGGACCGGCGGGAGGGCGACAGACATTCTCGTAAGGTCGCCAGCATGTTCGTTGTGGCAGCCAAAAGTCAGCCCCGATCATAGATAGGCGTTCTCCTTGATGAGGATCTTGCGCGCAACCCGATAGAGGATATATAATCGGCATCGAGCGCGGGCCAGCCGTATGCGACGGTATGCGGTTCTGACCTGGTTGCGCCTGACCCCGGCCCACTATTTTGGTCGTGGCTCGTGCTCGATTTCTTTCTGTGGGGTCGCAGGGTCAGGATGTGGAATTTCCAGAGCCATTAGTACCTCCTCACGTTGATCTCTCCGGCTATGGCTATATGCCATTGTACGGGCATAAGCTATTCGGCTCCGAGTTCAACGCTCTCTGCTCCGATGCCGAATGGCGGGCGGGCGTGACCCTATGGTGGGCCGCTTGGAATCAACGACCAGCCGCCAGCCTCCCGGATAACGATCAAGCGCTAGCTCGTCTCGCCGAATACGGGCGCAATGTCAGGGCGTGGCTACGAGTTAGGCCGAACGCCCTTCATGCTTTTGTCAAGTGCTCGGATGGTCGATTGTATCATCGCGTGCTGGCCCCGCTTGCCATCGAAGCGTGGGATCGGAGGGTCCGTGCGCGAGAGGCTACCGCGCGATGGCGTGACACTCACGTGATATCACCGAAAGATCACGGAAATCTTACGGTGATATCACCGAATGGTCACGGAAAACATACGTCTTAGCTTAGCTTCCCTTGAAGAAGAAGTAAGGGACTTAGAAGGAAGGACACAGTAGGTATGTTGGCAGTTGATCCGCCGCACGTTGAACGGCCATTGCGGGACTACCAGGCCATCGCGATCGACGATCTGAGGAACAGCCTACGGTCAGGTCACAAGCGCCCGGTGCTCCAAGCCCCTACGGCGTATGGCAAGACCCGGCTTGCTGCCGAGGTTGTTGGACTGGCGCTGTCGAAGGGCAGGCGGACGGTGTTTGTGGTGCCTGCCCTGAGCCTCATCGACCAAACGGTCGAGGCTTTTTGGCAGGACGGAATCAGGGATGTCGGCGTAATCCAGGCAAACCATGCGATGACGGACTGGTCGAGGCCGGTACAGGTCGCGAGCGTTCAGACGTTAGCTCGGCGAACATGGCCGGAATGCGATTTGGCGATCATCGATGAGTGCCACCGGCGATTTGAGTCTCTGGAAAAGTGGATGGCCGCCACGCCGATTCCATTCATCGGATTGTCGGCAACGCCGTGGACCAAGGGGCTCGGAAAGATTTTCGATGATTTGATAATCTCGGCAACGACCCAGGAATTGATCGATCAGAAATACCTTTCGCCATTCCGGGTTTTCGCGCCGAGCCATCCCGACCTGAGTGGGATCAAGACCGTGGCGGGGGATTATCAGGTAGAACAGCTTGCTGATCGGATGAACCAAGAGCCGCTTGTCGCCGATGTCGTCGAGACATGGCTGCTTCGGGGCGAGGGTAGGCCGACGCTGTGCTTCGCGGTCGATAGGGCGCATGCGAAGCATCTGCAACAACGCTTCCTCGATGCGAACGTATCGTGCGGGTATCAGGACGCCTACACCGATTCCGGGGAACGGCGGGTGATCCGCGAGCGGTTCCACCGGGGCGAATACAATGTGGTTTGCAATGTCGGGACGCTGACGACGGGGGTGGATTGGGATGTCCGATGCATCATCCTGGCCCGGCCGACCAAGAGTGAGATCCTATATGTTCAGATCATCGGGAGAGGGTTGAGGACTGCCGAGGGGAAGGACAATTGCCTCGTGTTGGATCATTCGGACACGACCAATCGGCTCGGTTTTGTGACCGACATCAACCACGCGCATCTTGACGATGGGAAGCCAAAGGCTGGTAATAAGCGAAAGCCCCCGTTGCCGAAGGAATGCCCGAAGTGCCATTTTTTGCGCCCTCCGAAGGTGAGCAAGTGTCCGGCCTGCGGGTTTGTGCCCGAGGTCAAGTCCAACGTCGAGGTCGCGGACGGGGAACTGGTCGAGCTGACGACGCTCCAGCGCAAGCGATACAGGGCCGGCATGATCGAGCTTCGAGGCGTTGAGATCCCGCTTGGGGAGTTTTTCGGGGAACTGAAATCCTACGCTCGACAGCGAGGGTATAAGCCGGGATGGGCAGCGAACAAATACCGCGAGGCGACCGGAGTTTGGCCGAACGCGCATAAATATGCGCCGGAGCGGCAGACCAGTTTTGTTGTGGAAAGCTGGCTAAAGGCCGCGCAAATCAGGTGGATCAAGAGCAAGGCGAAGGTGGGGGTGAAGCAAAATGCCGACCATTAGGGAGAAGGTCGATCACGTCCTATCGGCGCCGCAGACAAGATGGGCGGCATATCGGCCGGGGCAGGAGGGGGATCTAGCCCCAAAGCCGAAGGTATGTCGAGGTCGCCCGCGAGGTCCAGGATTGGATCAATGCCAACGCTGGTTGAGATCATCAACGCCTCTGTAGCGCTTACACGGCGGGGCAATGCCCATTGGGCACCGTGCCCATTCCACGCCGAAAAAACGTCGTCGTTCAAGGTGGAGGAGCATCGCGGGAAGTGGAGATTTTATTGCTTCGGTTGCGGCGCTCGGGGCGATGCTGCGGATTGGATAATGCTGACCCGCAAGGTGTCCTATGCCGAGGCTAGGCGCATCCTGGGCCTCGGTGGGCAGGCGAAGCCGGGCCCGGCAATCATTGCCGCGCGGGAGGCTGAGAAGCGCAGGCAACGTATCCTCCGGGTTTATAGGAACCGCAACCCGGATTGCTGTATCCCCGATTGGGGGATCTCCACATGAAATCGGAAGGATCTGGCATGACCGAGGAGATGCGTGCGGCGCGCGAGGAGTTGGGCTGTGACAGTTCGTGTTGAACAGATTGGCGATGCGACGCTCTATCTCGGCGATTGCCGCGAAGTGCTGCCGACGCTGCCTTCGACTACCATGGATTTCATCTTCACCGACCCGCCCTACGGGCACAACAACAACGACCTGATACACCGCAGGGAAGCCGCCCTCGGCCGCCTTCCCTGCGGTGAAGATACACCGCTGGGCCGGCCGATCGCCAATGACGGCGCGGAGGCGAACGATCTGGTGCGCTGGTTCTTTGGCGAGGCCAACCGGTTGCTGTCCGGTGGAGGCTGCTGCTGCTGCTGCGGCGGCGGCGGTCCAGACGCGCTTTGTCGGCTATGAGCGATGTTTACGATATCAGCCTGACCATCCGTCATTGGCAGGTACGTGGGGTAACAGCGACGATGGCTTGGCGGGCTCTAGGGCATGGAAAGAGTTCGCACCCGGAGAGTTGGGCTGAGGTGCGGGCGTTCATGGAAAGGAAATGCACAAATGCGGTGGACACCGGAGAAGATCGCGGAGTTGAGGGAATGGTCGTTTCTCAGCGCAAACGAGTTGGGCGCTCGCTTGGGGGTGAAGCCTCAGCAAGTTTACAGCAAGGCATTTGCGCTCGATCTCAGGATTGGAAGGCAATCGCCATTGCGATCTGATGCGTATTTACGATCCCGTTGGTGGGAGATGTTGCCCAGAATGAAAGCAGCTCTCGTGGCCGATATCCTGCGGGACGCGCCTTGATGTTGGTGCGAGTGGTGGCTCCGCACTTTGTCGCGGCGTTTGTCTTCGAGGATGGGCGAGTTAAGGAATGCGCACCTATCCTACGCAAGCATGTTAAGGGTCTCAATGCGGATCAAATCCGGGCGCTATGCCGGCGGCGGTGGGGAGGCGCACTCCGCCCAGATCAAGGGCGGAGCGTGTTCGACGGAGCCAGCCGTATGGGTCCCATCACGCAATCGCTCGCGGCAACTTAGCACCGGATGGGTCTGTCTAGGCACCCTGGGTGGTTTCTGAGCGGGAGGAGCGGTGAGCGAGCGATGGCCGACATCTGGGTCTATCACGAGAAAACCGGGCGCACCGGATTGCTCGTCGACTTCGAGCAGTGGCCGCCGCCGGGAACCGGCAAAGAGCCGCGCGATTGCAACGCCGTCGAATGGGAGGCGAGGTTTTACATGCGCGTCGCCTACTCGCCCGACCACCCCCTAGCTGTCTGCTGTCGCGTAGGATGGCGAAGGCTTGCTCGGCGTCCTTGAGTGTCGCGTGTGTGCACACCGAATAGGCGGTCTTTGAAACGAATTTAACGTGGTACATTTTCCATCTCCATTAGCCAGACCATCAACCTACACATACAATAGCACGCTTTCGCATGCAGGCGTCAAGCTGATAATGAAGCTTTAGATATGCAAAGATTGGGTGCCGCTATGCGATCAACGCATGCTGTCGCATGTTCATGCTGCGGTATGCTGGGGTTATGGGACAGGTTTACCAATGCGGCTTCACCGAGGACGAGATAGTCGCGATCATCAAGGCGCTGCGGCTTGTATGTGAAAACGGCAACACGTCCGAGCCGAGCCTAGAGCGGGAGATTTGCGAATATCTTCAAATCGGAGTGCTCGAAAGAACCGTTTGATGAGCGAGGCTATCAAAATCATTCGGGAAGCTGGCGGCAAAGCTGGCCCGATGTCCCGGGCGACAGGCGTTGTGCGCCAGGTTGCGGATCAATGGCTACACGGCGCGCGCCCTCTCCCGCCTCAGCACATCGACGCCATTGCCGAGCTATTGGGCATAGAGGCGGTGGAATTGCACTATGCGGCAGCGCGCGATCGAGGATTCAGAGTCTAATCCGGGCCAGCGAATGGTTTCATGGTGGGTTGCGGAAATCGCTTGCATCCTTTGCACCGCTTTCGGCGTCCTGATCGGATGGAGTATTGCCCATCCACGGGTCAATCGGAACGCTTGATATCCCCCCCAAACAGGCGTAAACCCATAACGCGATGGGCTTCAATCCGTTCGGCTGGCTCCGCCGTGATCTGGCGGCAATCCGAGACACACAAGGATCTATCATGGCCGCAATCGACGATCTCAACGCCGCCGTAACTGCCCTCCAGGCCGAGGTAGCCGCCATCGGCACCCAAATGGATACGCTCTTAGCGGATCTCAACGCGGCCATCGCCACAAACAACAGCCCTGCCATCGAGGCAGCCGTGACGGCACTCAATGCGCAGACCGCCGCGCTTCAAGCGGCCGCTCAGCGCGATATGCCTCCCGTAACACCAGGCACTATAACGACAACCGGCACCGTCACGCCGTAACGCGGGCAAGGCATCAGCCGACCAGCCCATGATCGGGCGCCCATCATTATATCGAGCGGAGTATCATCCCGAGAAAGCCGAGAAGCTCGCGCTCCTTATGGCTACGGATGCCGAGATCGCTGATTTCTTTGGCATCACGCGAGAGACGCTCTATGCGTGGAAGGCTGAATTCCCTGCGTTTTCTGACGCCATTAAGCGCGGCGGTATTCAAGCTGATGCTGAAGTGGCCTCGAAACTCAAGTGGCGCGCCCTCGGTTACAGCCACGAAGCGGTCAAGATTTTTATGCCTGCGGGGGCGAAGGAACCGATACACGCGCCCTATGTGGAGCACTATCCGCCAGACACGAATGCGGCGAGCTTATGGCTGCGCAACCGGCAACGCGGGCGCTGGCGCGATCAGCAGGATCACGAACATCGGCATGTTGTAGACGCAGCCACGATGCCGTATGAGGAGCTTCTCGCGTTGGCGCAAGCGGCGCCTCTCACGATCGAGCATGAGGCTCACTCCGAGAATGAAATGACGCCTCCAAAATGCGCGACGTGCGGTAAGGCTGAGTGGGGGCATACCTGCGCTAAGGCTACCATAACTGTGCGCGCGGGTCGCATTCCTCGGCGCTCCAAGCCAAAGCCAAAGCCAAAGCGTAACGCCGTTACGGTGCCTCCCGCTCCGGAGCCAAGCATAACGCCTACCGTAACGCGGAGCGCTGCGGCGGAGCGGCAATGGCGCTATCGGCAGCGGCAGCGGCAGCGTAAGCGGGAAGCCAATGGGAAGTAGCGGCGGAAGGGGGGCTGTTTATCTATGGTTGGCCTGCGTGGTATGGGGGTATGGCGAGCGTCGCGGTGCCGGCTTATTTCGCCTCGTTTCTGTTCCGGTTTGGTTATTGGTAGATGCTAACCCCTCAACAGGCCGCCGCAGAGCTAATCCTGCGGATTGACGCGCGTAACTCGCTGGCGAAGTGCATTGCTGTTCTGCAGCCCGATACGGTGCCGGCGCGGCATCATCGGTTGCTGCTCGATAAGCTGGAAGCGGTTGAACGGGGCGAGATACCTCGGCTGATGATCATGATGCCACCAGGCTCAGCGAAGAGCACATATGCGAGCATCCTGTTCCCGCCCTGGTATCTGGGGCGCAACCCTCAAAAGAGCATCATAGGAGCCAGCCATGCGGGAGATCTCGCCGAGCGATTTGGACGCCGCGTGCGAAACCTTGTTGGATCATCTGAGTTCCGGCGCGTGTTCGGCTTTGGACTCTCGGGAGATAATGCTGCTGCGGGCCGCTGGGAAACTGAGCGCGGTGGCGAGTATTACGCTGTCGGCGTCGATGCATCGGTTACTGGACGACGAGCCGATCTAGGCATTCTCGACGATCCAATCAAGGGACGAGCAGAGGCGGATAGCCCCGGAATCCGGCAAAGGACATGGGATTGGTACAAATCGGACTTCTGGCCGCGTCTAAAGCCTGGCGGCGCCGTGGTACTTATATTGACACGGTGGCACGAGGATGACCTGGCTGGGCGTTTGCTGGCCGAGCAAGCCCAGGGCGGCGAGCATTGGGAAGTGCTATCCCTCCCAGCTGAGGCTAAAGCTAATGATCCCCTCGGACGCGCTCCGGGCGAGATGCTGTGGCCGGAATGGTTTACGTCCGCGATGTTCGCCGAGGCCAAGCGTGATGTGCGCAACTGGTCGGCCTTGTATCAGCAGGAGCCCGTGCCGGAGAGTGGCGACTATTTCAAGGAGGAATGGATACGCTGGTACGATCGGATGCCGGACATTCGTACGTTACGGTGTTACGGTGCGAGCGACTATGCCGTAACGGATGACGGGGGGGATTTCACTGTTCACGGGGTAATCGGGGTTGACCCAGACGACAATATATACGTGCTGGATTGGTGGCGCGACCAGGCTGCCTCGGATGTCTGGGTCGATGTTTTCCTGGACATGATGGCGAAGTGGCATCCGTTGGTGTGGGCTGAAGAGCAGGGGCAGATCCTACGGAGCCTCGGTCCGTTCATCGTCAAACGGCAGATGGAGCGGCGCATATACGGCTATCGGAGGGCATTTGTGTCGTCACGGGACAAGCCGACGCGAGCGCAGGCGATCCGTGGTAGGATGGCGATGGGGAAGGTCTATTTCCCCAAGCTGGCGTTATGGTCAACGGATCTCGTTACGGAGATGTTACGGTTCCCGGCTGGGCGTAACGATGATCAGGTTGACGTAATGAGTCTGTTTGGGCGTATGCTGAGCACTCTTGAGGCTGGGGATGAGTTCAAGCCCGAGCCGGTGGAGATCCGGGGTATAACGGAGATGACGTTCGGGGAGTTGGAAAAGTGGCAACGCGAGAAGTTGGGACGGAGCAGCCGCCCGGCGAGAATATGAGGTGGTTCCGAGAGCGGTTGCGCGAGCCCTCGACGTGGGGGTGCGCCGGCGTTATGTTTTGCGATGGGATTTTTCCTGATGACGGACGTGGGATGGTGGCGCGACTTTATCTATCTGGGCGCGCTGTTCGCGGTAGTGCAGGCGGTGCGTAAGGAGCGGGGATCGGGGCATTGAATGACCCCGGTGTACTCAGGGGATGGCTGCCGCTGATCGGGTTGGGCGTGCTGATGGCTGTTTGGGGGGTTTTGTGGTTGTGGCAATGAAGTCGGGCGAGTCTCAGCGTAGCGTCATGGCCCGCAACTATCGGGAGTGGCGCTCTTTGGGCCCGACGGATGCGGAGATGGCGCGGAATATCTATTTGAGGCTCCGGCCAGTGATGAAGGTGATAACGGGGCGGGGATATGTGCCTGAGCGTGAACCGAGGATAACGCGCCGCTATGGCTGACCTAGAATTAGAACTTCTTCGTGCTCGTCGCCGCAAAGCGAACGAGCTTTGGCGCGGCGATAATCTACAAAAATTTACGATGGTGCTATAAATGGCCGATTTCTCTGGCTATATGACGCCATTGGAGAGTCGCGACGATGCGGGCGACGATCCGGGGAGTGTGTGTAGGTTTTGGTTGCAGCAATTGAAGCTGGCGGAACGGGAAGATCGCCGGTGGGTGAAGACTGGCCGGTTGATCGTAAAGCGCTATAGGGATGAGCGGCGCGAGACGCAGATGCGGAATAGCGCGAAGTTCAACATCCTATGGTCGAATGTCGAGACGCTGAAGCCGATTCTCTATGGGCGGACGCCAAAGCCGGATGTTCAGCCCCGGCACAAGAACGACGATTTGGTCGCTTCTCTGGGAGCGGACATTCTGGAGCGAGCGCTGGGGTATGAGGATGACCTTGACGAGTTCAGCGAGGTCATGGAGCGGGTTGTGGAGGATCGGCTGTTGCCGGGGAGGGGCGTGGCGCGGGTTTTCTATGAGCCTAAATATGGTGAACCGGAGGAGGATCCCGACGGGATACCGGATGAGGATGGGAAGCTGCCGACATTTCGGCCGGTGGAGAACGAGCGGGCTCCGGTGCGCTATGTGTTCTGGGAGGATTACAGGCAATCTCCGGCGCGGGTCGAGCATGATGTGTGGTGGCAAGCGTTCCGGTCTTATCAGACCAGGGATGAGCTTATAGCGAGATTCGGGAAAAAGATCGGGTCGCAGGTCACGCTTGATTACACGCCCAAGGGATTGGAGGAAGATGGGGAGAAAGGACCGCAGGCTGATGCGTTCAAGAAGGCGCAGGTTTGGGAGATTTGGGATAAGGAGAAGAAGCGGGTTGTCTGGGTTGCGCCCTCATGGACGGATGGCCCATTAGATACGAAGCGCGATCCGCTGGAATTGGCTGGGTTCTTCCCGGCTCCAAGGCCGCTCAGCGCGACGATGACGAATGAGACGCTCGTGCCGGTGGCGGACTTCTCGGAGTACCAGGATCAAGCAATCGAGTTGGACATTCTGACAGGGCGCATCGACAAACTGACGAGCGCCTTGAAGGTGGTGGGATTGTATGCGGGGGAGGACAAGGCGTCGATCTCGCAGATGTTCGACGATCAGGGCGCCGAGAATCGGCTGATTCCGGTCGAGAATTGGGCGCTCTTCATGGAAAAGGGAGGCTTGCAGAACGCGATTGTCTGGGCGCCGATGGAGCAGATCGCGAAGGTGTTGATACAGCTCTATGATGCTCGGGATCGGGTGAAGCGGACGCTTTATGAGATTACGGGCATGGCGGACATTCTCCGGGGTGAGACGAATCCGAATGAGACGCTTGGGGCGCAGCAATTGAAGGCGCAGTTTGCTACAAGGCGGATCACAAAGGCGCAGAAGGAAGTGGCACGATTTGCGCGGGATTTGATGCGTCTCCGTGGTTTTGTGATGGCAAAGCACTTTTCGCCGCAGACCTTGATGCAGATGACTGGGTTGCCCAATCCGTTGCCGGCGATGCCGCCGATGCCGCCGGTGATGGTGCCGCGCCCGCCAATGCCTGCGCCACAGCCTGGACAGGCTCCCATACCGCAAGCTAATCTGATGATGGGTCATAATGGTGGCCCTCCGATGTCGCCGCCGGGGGCGGTCCCCCCTCCGGCTGGTGCGCCGGGCGCGGGGGCGCAGGGGGCGCCTCCGCCGCCCGTGCCTGGGGCGAGGTTGGCGCCGGATGGGCGGCATTATGTGCCTGACCCGCAGCGTCCGGGCAAATTCCTGTTAGTGGCATGAAATTGATTCCGGTCGATTACGATCCGTTCACGCAACCGCAGCTTCGGCCGGTTGAACACAATCCGTTTGAATACGTCGAACCGCCCGCATCATATCCGCCGGAACAGTATATCGAGCCTCCGGCTGCTCGGTTGGTGCCGGTCGATCACGATCCATTTGACCCGGAGGTGACGCAATGAAGGGTTATCCGTCAGTCAAGTCAGCCCGGAAAGCGCGTGAGAAGGCATGTAAATATGCAGCTATCGTCCTTTCAACTCGGAAAGATGCGGAATCGCTCGCCCCGCTCGCGTTCTCGCTGGCGGTATTTTTTGAGAGTTACATTGCGGGCGGAAGCGAAGCGACGGTTAAAGAGTTTGGGCCGAAAAAGCCTGCGCGGCTGAAGGTAGCGAAATGAGCGACCTGCCAGGTGCAATGCCGCCGCGCCCGATGCCTCCGGGATCGAACGTCATGCCATTTCCGGGCATGATGCCGCAGCAGCAGCCTCAGATGATGCTCAACCCCGCATTCCAGCAATGGATGCAGCTAAAGCAGGCGTGGGACGCCGAAACACAGCGGAGGCAGAAACAATTTGAAGATGCGTGTGCGCTGATCCGGTCGGACGCGGCGAAGTCGTACAAGATCGACATCGAGGCGGATTCGACGGTTGCGGCGGATGAGCAGGCTGAAAAGGAGGCGCGAACGGAGTTCCTGAAGGCAATCGTGCCGTTCATGGAGGTCATGGTTCCGCAGATGCAGCAGAATCCGGCGATTGCGCCCTTGGCTGCGGAGATGATCAAGTTCGCCTTCAATGCGTTCCCGGCTTCAAGGCAATTGGAGGATGCGCTGGAAACCGCGTTGCAGAAGATGCAGCAGATGCCGCCTCAGCCGCCTCCGCAGGCTCAGCATGGCAAATCGCCCATGGAGTTGCAGCTTCAGGCTCAGGAAGCACAGGGCAAGCAGCAGACCGAGATGGCGACGACGCAGATCAAGGCGCAGACCGATCAGCAGAATCTTGCAGTAAAGCAGCAGCAGATCGCGGCTGAGGCTCAAATCGAGCGTGAGCGCATGGCGATGGCGCAGCAGAGGGATGCGGCAGATTTCTCGATGAAGGGCCGGGAGATGGAGGGGCGCGAACAGCTTGAGGCGGCGCGGATACAGCGGTTGGATTCGATGAACACGCGGGGGCTGGTGTGAGCGACGACGGATTGCGGATGGCGTGGAAGGATGTGGCGCTGATCACAATTCGCAATCGGCGCAGCAAGAATCCCGACTTGATGATCGATTATGACGAATTGGAATTGGCGAGTCGATGCGCAGACGCAGCGATGGAGGCGCTCGCCGAAAAGCAGTCTGTCTCGGATGCGATCCTCGCGGTTCTGAAGGTAAGCGGGTTATGAGCCGGCGCCGTTTCGTATTCCGCAAGACAGGTGATGGGGAGTATCGCATGGTCGAGCTTGATCTCGATGCTCCTCTGCCACCGCGCGTTACGCCTTATGTGGTGAGGGACATTCAGCCGTATCATTCGGTCCTGACACGAGAGGTAATAGGCAGCCGTTCGGAGCACCGGGCGCATCTTCGCCAGCATGGGGTGGTCGAGATGGGCAACGAAATGCCGCGTCCGTCGCGGGAACCCCTCCCCTCGGTGCGAGATGATGTGGAGTTCGCATTGCAGGCATCGCCCGAGCGGCGTGCGGAGGCGATGAAGGCCGAGGAGCGGGCTACGGATGCGCTCCCGATCACGAGGATTTTGCCATGAGAGTCATCCCGTATGATGGCCCGATTGGAAGCGGTGCACTTCAGGTCCGTTGCGGATCGGTAAAGATTGGCCGGGCAGGCGATATTTTGGGGAGGACTTCAAAATGAAGCTCGTTTCGATGAAGCGGACGAAGGCCGAGAAGGCTACTCGTGAGAAGGATTGGAAATCCGCTCCTTCGATGGGTGCGGACGATTACCATCATGGGCTCAGGGTAAGCCTAGACCATGACGGCATGAACAAGATCGGCATGAAGGAGACGCCGAGCGTCGGGGATGAATACCGTATCGAGGCGCATGGCCGTGTCGTGAGCGCGCGGGACGAGTCTCGGGAGGGGCGCAGCGCGCCGGATCGGAACATCGAGATTCTGCTCCATCGCATGGGCGCGGAGCCTAAGTCGGATTCCGACGACGGCAAATCGCTGAAAGAGGATGTACGCGAGGCGGCGGACTCCGTGGATGCGGGCACACCGAAGGATAGGCCGGTAAATCGGGGCGGTGTGCGGGGATGATCAGCCGTGAGACCCTCCGCTCGGCTTTGGATCGGTCTGTCGCTGCCTCTGATGCGAAGGTATCGAAGGAATCGGTTTCCTATGAGCATCCTGCCGCTAAGGCCGCGCATTGCGCCCTTTGCCGGCATTGGGAAGCGCCTCGCGCGTGTAAGGTTGTGAAGGGCGTTATCCGGCCCGAGGATTGGTGCGAACGATTTAGGAAGGCGTAGGTCGGGGAAGCTCGTATGGTTTGGATACTAACCCGCGCGTGGTCAGCTAGCCTCTCCGATACGGTATGCGCACTCCCCAAGCGTAGATCATACTTTTCCCGTGTTTACCATCGGCTGCGGTGCACCGCAGTTGCGACCTCTCAACGGGCCTCGGTGAATTTTAGCCGGATAGGACATCGATTCACAACAGGAAAGCACTATGGCAGACGAAGAAGCCCAGGATCTTAGATCCATTCTCTCCCAGGTCGTAACGGACGCGGAAGAGGCGGAGGCGCCAGCCGCACCGGCTCCGCGCGAGGAGAAAGAGAAGCCCGAGGCTCCGCAGCGTACCGAGACGCGCGAGCGGGGGCTTGACGGCAAGTTTCTGCCGAAAGAGGCGGCTGAGGCCGCCGAGGAGCCGGAACCATCGGAAACCGAGCGGCGGGAAGAGTCTGCCGAGGAACCGGCACGCACGGAACCTCCCGCTGCCGAGGTGCCGGCGCATTGGTCGCAAGCCGATAAGGATTTGATCGCCGGGCTTCCCAAGGAGCATCAGGCAAAGGTCGTCGAGCGATACAAGGCCATCGAAGCGGGATTCACGCCGAAGCTGCAACGGGCGGCGGAGATCGAGCGGCAGTATCAAGGCGCGATGGAGTTGTTCCAGCCGCATTTGGAGGGATTGCGGCAACAGGGCAGAACGCCGAGCGATGTCATTAAGGCATGGGCACAGATCGAACAGGATATGATCGAAGGGCGCCAGATGGCTGCTGCGGGGCATCAGAACGTCAAGGGTGCCCAGCATGTCGCGCGGATGATCCAGGGTTACGGGATTGATCCTGGTGCCGTGGCGGCGATCCTTCGGGGGGAGCCTCAGCCGCAGACCAATGGGAACGGTGTCGTTGCTGCCATTCCGCCACAGTTTCTTCAAGAGATTAACCAACTCAAAGCCCGACAGGATGCGCGCGATGCGATGGAGAGCCGTCAGCGGGAGATGACGGTTCAGCAACAACTCGACGCCTTCGCAAATGAGAAGGATGAGAGCGGAGCGCTAAAAAATCCCTATTTTTCTGAGCTTGAACGTGATATGGCACTCTTGGCCCAGATAGAGATATCTCAGGGCAAGACGCCATCGATCGCCGATCTCTATGATCGCGCGGTCTATGCCAACCGGGAGACCCGCTCCAAGGCCCTCGCAGCCAGCCAGGCCGAGGCCACCAAGAGGGCGGCAGCCGAACGGAAAGCAAAAGCGGAGGCAGCGAATCGCGCAGCTTCCAGCATCGCCGGGTCTCCGGGCTCGGGCGGTTCGCCGGCAGAGCGTCGCGGTCCACGATCCCTACGCGATGAAATTGCGGAGGCGGCGGCAGATCAAGATACCGCCTGATCCGCTCCGTTCAATCCCGCGGCATGACCGCGATGGGAGCTGAGACATGGCGATTCCGAATACCAATTGGGGTGAGATCACCACAACCACGCTCTACAACCGTTCGCGCAAACTCGCGGACAATGTGACAAAAAACAATGCGCTGCTCCGTCGGCTTTCCGAAAAAGGGAAGGTGAAGAGCTTTGACGGTGGCCAGGCGATCGTTCAAGAGCTGGAATACAGCGAGAACGGCACGTACAAACGCTATTCCGGGTACGACATTCTGAACATCACGCCGTCGGATGTCTTCACGGCGGCGCAGTTCTCGATTGCGCAGGCAGCGGTCGCCGTGTCGATCTCGGGACTCGAAATGCTGCAGAACTCGGGCAAGGAGAAGATGATCGATCTTCTCGAAGCCCGGATCGGCAATGCCGAGCGGACATTCGAGAACAACCTATCGAGCGACTGCTATTCCAACGGCACGGCGGATGGCGGCAAGCAGATCGGGGGCCTTCAGCTCCTCGTTGCCGACGTGGCGACCTCGGGGACTATCGGGGGCATCAATCGCGCGACCTGGCCGTTCTGGCAGAACAACGTGCAATCGTTCGCGACCGTGGGACTCGTCCCAAGCTCGGCGACGATGCAGACCATGATGAACCGCACATGGCTTGCTCAGGCCCGCCAGGCGGATCGCCCGGACCTCATCATCGCCGATAACGTCTATTTCCGCTATTATTGGGAGAGCCTCCAGGCGATTCAGCGCATCACTCGCGACGATGACGCGATGGCGGGCTTCGCCAGCCTCAAGTTCATGGACGCCGATGTGGTCTATGACGGCGGCTTTCAGGGCGTAACGGCCGGTAACGGCACCGTGATCAATGGCGCGGGCGTAACGTGGACCTCCGGTTCGGGTGCACCAGCCTCGCACATGTATTTCCTGAACACGGATTACATCTTCCTGCGGCCTCATCGCGACCGTGATATGGTGCCCTTGGACCCTGATCGGTTTAGTGTCAATCAGGATGCGATGGTTAAGTTAGTCGGGTGGGCGGGCAACATGACGCTTTCAAATGCCTTCCTTCAGGGCGCCCTCACAGCATGACGCTTGTAATGACAATCAGTACGCGGTTACTCTCCGCTCCTAACTTAGGAGCGGAGAGTAACCATGAAATTGATCGATCGCAAGGGTCATCGGTACGAGCGCCTGCTTGTCGTCCAGCGTCTTCCGGCAAAGAGCAAGACAGACACGAATGCGCGCTGGCTCTGCCGCTGCGACTGCGGGCAGTTCACCGTGGCATATGGGCAGGATCTGGAGCGCGGAAAGCAAAAGTCCTGTGGGTGCCTCAACGCCGATCGCATCATGCAGCACGGCATGTCGCATACTCGCGTTTACCATGTGTGGCAGGCTATGCTGCAACGATGTGAGAATCCCAAGGCGCAGCGTTATGCCGATTACGGGGGGCGAGGCATCTCGGTTTGCCCTGAATGGCACAAGTTCGAAAATTTCTATCGGGATATGGGAGACCGACCGAAAGGATTCTCGATCGAGCGCGAGGATAATAATGGCGACTATGAGCCGGGGAATTGTCGCTGGGCGACGACCAAGGAGCAAATGAACAATCAGCGCCGTAGTCGGGTCATCGAGATAAACGGGCAAAAGCGTACTCTCGCCGAATGGGCTGAATATGCCGGTATTGGATGGTACACACTGCGTGGGCGTCTTGATCGTTATGGATGGGATATCGAGAGAGCGTTGACCGATGCTCTACGGGAACCCGTAACCTACGCTTTCGCTGGAAAATCCCTTACTCTTCTTGGCTGGTCACAAGAAACTGGCATCAATCTCGATACCCTGCGCAAGCGGATGTCGAAACTTGGTTGGTCTCTCGAAAAGACGCTGACGACAGGGGCGCGGCCCCGAAAGGAGCAAACATCATGACGTGGATTATCTCGGAAAACCGCCTGGGCGTTCAGCCCATCGAGGTTACGTCAACGACGCAGGCGTTCGATGAGGGCACTGAAGTCCGGGCCTATGATTCGACCGGCGTTCAGGGCACCGGCGAATTCATCTACCTGAAAGGTGCCGCGAATACGGTCGTGGGAAGTTTGGTCGAATACGATCCGGTCAACCATACCACGACCTTGACCCCGAACACGGCCAATCTCGCCGTCCCGGTCGCGGTGGCGATGTCCGCCAATGTGGCGTCGCAATGGGGCTGGTATCAGGTCGGCGGTGCGGCGGTCATCAAGAAGACGGCCGTGAAGGTGAGCCCGAGCGTAGCGCTTTATCAGAGCGCGACCATCGGGCGGGTGATGTCCACGGCGGCCTCGGGCAAGCAGCTCGTCAACGCCAGGTCGGTCAATGCGGCGACGGTCGCGTCAGCGACGAGCACGATCACCGCCATACTTGACCGTCCTTTCCTTCAGGGTGCAGTGACCTAGAGTGCAAGGATTGGCTGGTTTGCGGTGCAAGACTGTGCTACGCTCTCTTCTCTATTTTGGGAGAGGAGAGCAAGATGGTCGTTTGGCATGGAATGGAGGGAACTCCGATTTATGATGCGTGGGCTCACATGATCCAGCGATGTGAAAACCCGAAGAATAAGTATTTCGCCTATTACGGCGGACGCGGGATCAGCGTGTGCCCCGAGTGGCATAAATTCCCGGCATTTTACCGCGACATGGGAGATAGACCGTCTCCGAAGCACTCTCTCGGTCGCAAGGACAACGATGGCAACTATGAACCGGGCAACTGCCGCTGGGAAACGTCGAAACAGCAGATGCGCAACCGCCGCACGACGAAATGGCTTGAGTTCAACGGTGAGCAGCGTCCGCTCGGGGAGTGGGCCGAATTGCACGGATTGCCGCCCAAGATTGTCAAGGATCGCGTTCTGGCCGGCTGGCGCATGGATGAGGTGCTTCTAATCCCGCATCCCTCGGATCGCTGGGTCCGCGCGAGGTACAATGCGGAACTGGCGAAATGAGATTATGGCTCGCTTTCTGCGGATCGTTCAATGGCAGATCAGGGCGCAACTCGCGCGCACGGCGAGCCGGCTTATTCTGCATCAATGGCGGGATGACGGCATGAATCTCGTCAAGCTGCGTGAGCGGGTGCCTTGGGCCGAGATCCCGGACGATTGCGTGGTTCGGGATTTTGCCGTGCTGGGGAGGTTGCCCGTGAGAAGCGCCGCACTGGCGCGGGAGATCCCCGAGGTGCCGTTACGGTTGGTGATCGGGCGTCGGGTCGATATTGGCAGCCATGCGGTGATTTACGCGGACGTGGAGATTGGCGAGGATACGCTGATCGGCGATCAGGCGAACGTTCGTGAGGGTTGTCGGATCGGCAAGCGGTGCATTATCGGGCAGGGCGTGAGTCTGCATTACGGGGTGCAGATCGGCGATGATGTGAAGATCATGAACGGTACCCACATCACCGGAGGAATGCGGATTGGAAATGGATGCTTCATCGGGGTCGGGGTTGTTACCAGCAACGATCGGCGCGTGAATATGGCAGAGTATCGGTTCCATGGGATTCAGCCACCGGTCTTGGGCGAACGCGTGATGGTGGGATCGGGGGCAAATATTCTGGCGGGAGTGAAGATTGGTGATGGCGCTGTGATCGCAGCGGGGGCGCTTGTCGTGAAGGATGTCCCGGCCGGCGTGACGATGTTGGGGCCACCGGCGCAGAGGGTGGCATGAACGTCGTTTCTTTTTTCGCTCCCCGCCACGAGCATCCTTTCTATCAGGATTACACCCCCTTTCTGGATATCCTGCGGGCGTCCTGTGCGAAGTTTGGGCATCGGCATCTGGTCATTACCGACGATCCGAAGATGGGGCCAGATGCGTTTGGGGTGGCCCTCCCGCACAATCTGATGAAGGCGATCATTCAGGGACAGCTCGCCTATCTGAACTCGCGTGAGGCGCTGGAAGATACGGTTTTCGTCGGGGCCGATTGCGTTCTCGCAAGAGACCCGGCCGAAGTCTTCAAGATGCCGTTCGATGTCGCGTTCACGACGGGTCCTTTCAGCGATTGCATCCTCAATACGGGGGCGATTTTCATTCGTGGTGGCGCAGACGTGAGGCATATCTGGGCCAAAGCGTTTGCGGGAATGGGCGAGGAGTGGGGCGACGATCAGAAAGCATTAGCCGCTGTCGTGAGTCCGACGATCGAGCCGAGCATTACGGCCGGAGACGGGCCGATCATCCGGTTTCTCCCCGTAGATCCCTACAATCTGGCGCCGGAATACCCGGATGACGATTGCATGAGGGGGGTTATTCTGCACTTTCGGGGGCCGCGCAAGGCGTGGATGAAGGACTATTGCGCCAAATGGCTCGGGATCGGCGAGCGCGTGGTTTGGCAGATCCTCCCCAATACGTCGAAAGAAGCTGTTTGGCGCAATGTGGAGGCGAATAGCCGCCTCGTGCTGCCATGGGTCAAGGAAATGCCTCACCATGACGGTCACGCGGTGATCGTTGGGGGCGGTCCCTCGGCGATTGACACGCTGGTGGATGTCAGAGAGCGGCAGAAGCACGGCCAGGACGTGTTTGCGCTCAACGGTGTTGCTCAATGGCTCGCGCAATACGGGATTTTTCCGAAATATCAGGTGATTCTTGATTCCAGACCGGAGAATCGGCGGTTTGTGAGGCCGATTTCGGCTGAAAAGTTCCTTATCGCCTCGCAATGCGATCCTGGAGTGTTCGCTGCGCTTTCTGGGCAGGATGTGACGCTGTTTCATCATGCCGAGGAAGGGATCACGAAGCACTTTGAGGGCACTTCGGTCTTGATTGGGGGCGGAATCACGGTCGGCCTGACGGCAATGGCATTGGTCTATGCCCTCGGCTATCGGCAGATGCACCTCTACGGGTATGACAGCTCGGATCGGGATGGTTCGGGGCACGCTTACGAGCAATCGGAGAGCGGGCCGGACAGTCAGCGGAGAGATGTTTGGCTTGGGCGCAGGAAATACTCATGTGCTCCTGCCATGTATGCCCAGGCGCAAGCGTTTCCTGAGTTTGCCGAACTTCTGCGGCGGCATGACGTGACGATCACGGTTCACGGATCTGGGCTTCTGCCCGATATCGCCCGGCAAACCTATGGTTCATTGAACGCCACGATGGCGGCTTAGAGGAGAAACAGAATGGCGCTCAAATCGGAATTGATGGCCCTTGGTTTGCCGGCAAAGCTTGCCGAGAGGTTGGGCTTCGATGCTTCCCAAACCGTAGCGGCGGCCGGTACGAATCAGGCCACGGCGACTGTTTTGGTGGGGAATTTCACGATCATCTCGACAGCTCCCGCGAGCACTGGCGTGCTCCTTCAATCGGTTGGAAGTGGAGGGATTCAGGCGATCTACAATGCCGGGGCCAATACTGTGAAGGTCTACGGAAACGGCACCGACACGATCAACGGAATCGCCGGTTCAACCGGGATCTCGGTGCCCACGGCGAAAAGTGCGACTTTCTTCGCCTGCGGAGCGGGTGGGTTCATCGGCAATGTGAGCGCATAAGGAGTTTTCATGCAAGGGCAATACACGCGTTCGTGGGCCGGTGGGGAGCAATCCGCTCCGGGTAGTGTTCGGCCTCGGTTCTACATAGATCCGGTGCAGGACGAGCTTGCGTCGGCACGAGAGGGGCGCCCGATCTTCCGTGAAGTTGAGCGGGTCGAGATTTTCCTTCCGGGCAATCCCTATACGATGCCGGTCGAGAATGTCACGGACGAACATCGGCAGCGTTGGCCGCGCGAATACGAGATGTTTCGCCAGGGGATCGAACAGACCGCGGACGGAACTCCGTTGGGCGAATGGCCGATCCTCAATCGTGCTCAGGTTTTGGAACTGAAAGGTTTACAGATCCAGACCATCGAGGAGGTGGCGGCTCTTTCGGATACGGCATGCCAGCGGGCTATGGGGTTGATGCAGCTTCGTACCAAGGCCCAGGCGTATCTCGATGACGCAGCGGCAATGGCTTTGACCGAGCAGTTGAGCAAGGAAGGGGAGATCCAGCGCTCGCAAATCGCTTCGCTTGAGCGTCAGGTCGCTGAACTGAGCGATTTGACGAGCAAGCTCCACGGTGAGCTGATGGCGATGCGTAACGCTCCGCACCCGGTGGCGACGGCCATTCCGGGGATGAGCGATCCCGCACAACAGGCGGCATGGGGAACGATGCAGGGGGCTGCCCCGCCGCGCGAGGACCCGCGTTCGACGCTTGGAGCCTTTGTGAATGAGAAGCGCCGGCCGGGGCGTCCACGTAAGACGGAGGAGGCAGCGTAATGGCGAAGCTGACGACAAAGGCACGGGCGAAGCTGCCGAGGGGTGATTTTGCCGGCCCTGATCGCTCTTACCCGGTTCCTGATCGGGCTCATGCCGCAAACGCCAAGGCACGGGCATCTCAGGCGGTCAATGCAGGACGGATTTCCAAGGCGATTGAGGCGCGGATCGATGCGAAAGCGAACCGCGTGCTCGGAAAGAAAGGAAGGTAGTCATGGCTCTTCCGGTCAAATTCACGAAGGACACGATTCAGCGCGACGACGGAACGAAGCTGGAGCGTGAGGTGATCGTCACCACGCATCCCGATCATACGGAGAGCGCACGCCTTGCGACGGATCGGGATCGCGAGGTTCATGTGGAAGCCTACGCTGATTTTCTTGCTCCCGAGGATGAGCCTTCCCATGAGGAGCTTCTCGCGGAATGGCGCAAAGCCCATCCGGCGAAGACGGCTCCTGAACGGGTCGCGGCGGCGCGCCAAGCGCGGGTAGAGGCCGAGGCTGAAGCCGCCAAGGCCGAAGCCGCCGCTTCTGCTCCCACTGTTGCGGGTGCGCAGGCGCAGTAATGCCCTGGACCGGCAAGCAGTTCGCTTCACGTCATAACAAGGCGCTCAAGGGCGTAGCGGCGGATAAGGCTGCGCGTCAGGCGAATGCCGTGTTGGCTTCGGGTGTACCCGAGGGGGAAGCGATCGCGATTGCGAATAAAGGGGCGGCCAAACGGAAGCGCTCGCGCTCGCTGCGCTGGCGGCGAGAATGAGCCATGAGCTTGTTGTCGTTATGCGTCAACGCGTGCCAGGATGTCGGCGTTGATTCTCCGACTTCGATTATAGGGAACGCAGCGCCCTCGGCACAGAGGCTTCTGCAATTGGCCCGCCGGGAGGCTTACAATCTCTCGCGGAGGGCGAATTGGGCCGCGATGGTGGTGGAATGGGAGTTCATCGCCAACGGCTCGTCCGATTATCCGTTGCCGCCTGATTTCCGGTCGTTTGTTGACGATACGATGTGGGATCGCACTCGGTTCTGGCGCATGCGCGGAGCGATGACGCCGCAGCAATGGCAACTCTATAAATCGAGTGTTATCGGGCGCGCGACGGTTGAAAGACGCTGGCGGATGCATATCCCTTCCGGGGCCCCCGATGGGGAAGCGGTAGTTTTCTCGATCGACCCCGCTCTTGGGGCAACCGATACGTCGTCGCAGTTCGTCTTTGAATACGTGTCAAAGAATTGGTGCCGCAGCGCGACGACCTATTCAATCGATGAATTGACGGTAGACCCGAGTGTTTTGCTCACGGGTGGGGGAAATCTGCTCACTGGTGGCGGAAATCTGCTGATGTCAACTTACTGGGGAGGAACCGGGTTTGCCGTAGGGGACCAGTTCTCCATTGTAGGGGGAACATCAACCGTTGCGGCGACAGGTGTTGTGACGGCGCTCGATCCAACGACAGGGACAGGCATTCTCACTGCCGCAGTGGTGGATCCGGGAATCTATACGGTGCTTCCCGCAAGCCCGGCGGCGATGGTCGCGACAACAGGCTCAGGTTCGGGCGCTAGGTTCACGATCAATAGTACGTCCGCACCGGGGCACACGCAATCCGATTGGATCGCGGATACCGATACGGCGATCCTTGACGAGGATCTCATTGAGATGGGCGTCATCTGGCGCCTGATGCGTCGTCTCGGCATTGCTTATGATGAGGAATTGAACGAATACGAGGTTCAGGTCCGGCAGGCAATTGCGCGGGATGGCGGAACACAAATCCTCAATCTTGCGCCATATGATAAGCTGACGCTGGTTGGGCCATGGAATTTACAAGAGGGAAATTTCCCAGGATAAGATAATGCCGAGAAAAAGACAGAACTTATCAGACGCATTTGATGATCGGTACATACCAGAACCTAATAGTGGATGCTGGTTATGGACGGGTGATCGAAGCGGCCAATCTGGATATGGGGCTTTGCTACTAAACAAGGTTCCATTGGGGGACGGGAGATATCGGAAGATCCGTGAATACGCTCATCGCTTATCATGGCTTTTGCATGAGGGTGATATTCCCGATGGGATAAGGGTGCTTCATCGATGTGATAATCCGGCATGCGTCAATCCCGATCATCTCTTCCTTGGGACATCGGCTGATAACTCACGTGATGCAATGATGAAGGGTCGCCTCAGCAAAGGATCGCATCGGCCGCTGGCTAAACTGACCGAAGCAGATATCCCGGCGATCCGGGCTTCAAACAAGAGCCTTACCGAAACTGCCGCGCAATACGGCGTGGTGTTTCAAACGATCAGCGACATTCGCCGACGCAAGACGTGGAGGCACGTAGGATAATGCAAGCCATGCGTCTCAGCCTTCTGGCTGCATTGCTCTTAATTGGCATGGCGAGCATAGCTAATGCTGCTTGTCCGGCCGGTCAAGTATGTAGTGAGGTATCGGGGGATATTACGGTTACATCTACCGGAGCGGCGACTGTCAACAAGATCGGGGGAAATGCCGTTACATTGGGGGGTGCGCTGACGCTGCAAACCAATGCCACCGCCCTCAATACCGTCGCGAGCGCCGGGATTCATAATGGTGGCGTCAATAATGGCGCGGGCGCGGCTCTGACGAATACTACCGTTGGGGGGTTTTGGGGGCTTGCATTAACGCCGACGGTTTCCGGCGAGCCTTACGTCGAATTGGATGGGGTTGGCACAGGGAATATCCCGTTCATTCAGTTTAACTTTCAGAACGGGACGGTTAGCGCTCCGACCGCTGTGCAATCGGGGAATTTGCTCGGTCAGTTCAGCTACAATGGGTATGGGTATTCTGGTAATCCTATCCTTGAGTATGCTGAGGCATCCGAGATTTTCTCGACGGGTCACGGTGCTGGTATTAAGTATTTCGATGCTGTCGATTCGGCGTCGGAGACCATTACGCATCAATTAGCATACGGAGGTGCGGGCGGCGTGCAGGTCGGGGTGCCAACGGGGGGCGCCAAGGGCAACGGTACGCTTAATATCCAGGCAGCGCTCTATAACAACGGGGTCCTTGTCCACTCGCCCACGGCGCCGACCATAGCGAGTGGGGGGTGCACGACAGGCAGCACTCAATCCATTTCAGCCAGCAATGGGACGGTAGCTTTTGAGGTTACACTCGGGGGGGCGACCTGCGGCTCGACGATCACGCTGACGATGCCGGCAGCGGCCCATAATTGGGTGTGTGATGCCCACAACATTACGACGCCAGCTAGCAACGTGCTCGATATGACGGGTGCGGCGAGCACGACAGCCGTGGTGTTGACCAACTACGTCAGGACAACCGGAGTGGCGGGGAATTTCACCGGAGCAGATCACTTGGCCGTGAAATGTCTGCCCTATTGATGAGATAACGCAATGCAAGACCTCGCATCCATACTCGCCAACGCACCAGGCAATCCGTATCAGAGCAGCGGTACGGGCGGAGGGATATCTCCGCTTCTCATGCAGATGGTGCTTGCGCAGCAGATGGGTAATCCAAGCCAGCAATCGCCAATGGGCCAGACTCCGACGCAGGGCGCTCCGGTTCCCCAAGGGCAGCCCGTTTTGCCACAGGGCATAGGTTCCCTAGGAGCTTTGGGCGCGCTAATGCCGCCCATCTCGCAATAGCATGACCACGCCGACCGCTTTGTTCGGGCCTGTTGCGGTGCCGAGTGTAGCAGGACCGATCTTCACGGTTGGGGGAAACCAAATTGCGATCATCACGCAAGCAAGCGTTACGAACATTTCGGCGGGAGCGGCAGCCTTGACGCTATGGATTGTTCGATCCGGAGGCACAAGGGCAAATGCCGGGATTGTTTATGGGGCAACGGCCGGTGGTCAATCCATCGCGGCCGGGCCTTCTGCCCCAACAGTCCTCACCGCATTGGTGGGAGTTGTGCTTTTGGCGGGGGACGCACTTCATGGGCTTTCCGACACTGCGTCGGCTCTCAATATCGTAGCGAGCGGGACACAATGAGAAAACTGTTTGCGATATTGGGGTTTGTGGCGCTGCTGGCGGGAATGTCCTCAGCGAGGGCCTCCTGCTTTCTCCCGGTTATCCTAGCCAATGGCACGCTCGCCGACGCCAACCAGGTAATGGCGAACTTCAACGCCCTGGTCGCGTGCGTCAATGGCACCTTTCAGGGACCCGTTTCCTCGAAAGTTGGCGATGTTGCCGTATTCAACAATACGACGGGCAATCTTCTAGCGGATGGAGGGGCTCAATTAGGGACCAATGTGACGGCCCTCGGTGCCGATCCCACGGGGGTTAACGACAGCACGACAGCTATCAGGAATGCGATCACTCAGGCTCTTACGACGGCTCAGCCGAGCATCTTTTTCCCATCCGGTACTTACCGCTTTACGGACACGATTACCCCAGGGGGAAGCATTTCCGTCGTTTGCCAGGGCAATAACAGCACGAGCCTCATTTTCGACGATGCGTCTGGCGTGAAGGACGGGATAAAAGTTGGAGATTTCTCGTTCAATTTCAGAGGATGCAACTATGTTCGCAAACAAGCCGGTACTTCTGGCGCACTAATTCATCTGACAGACAGCAATTGGGTTAGCATCGACCACAATCGTTTTGATGTTAACAGCGATACTTGTGCTCATTCTCCGTGCCCTCTTAATTGGGACGTAATTTTTATTGATAGTGCTGTGGTGGCTCCCTTCGAGATTGCCATACACGACAATTATTACGGCAATCCTATACATGATTTCGTTTTCAGCAATTCTCAGCATGTATTGCTGCCGATGTATGATCTTCACATTTATCATAATTACGGGTTTTCGAATGGTAATGCCCATTATGAGATGCAGGGTTACGGGCAGTTCGACCTACACGATAATGCGATGTGCTGCGGGACGCTCTACGATGTTTATATGAATATGGCGAGTCCGATCAATACGTCGGTTAATGCATTATCTCGGTTTGCCGGCAACGATTTCGACACGGTTCGCGGAGGTGGAACTTCCGTCTATATTGCTCACTCCAATGGAATGCATTTCGAGAACAACAATGTTGGCGCGGTTACATTGCTGGACGATCCCGGCACGATGTTCAACAACAACCAGGCTATTTGCGGTGGTAGCTGCCCCTGGCTTATCCAGGGCATGGTAGGAGGACAATTCAACAATAACCGGATACACGGATCGAACAATCCGATTACGATCCAGCCAAATGGCGCACAGCAAAGTCAGTCGCTTAGCTTTCAGAATAACGAGTGGCTGTTCAGCACCGGATCGTTTCTGACCTTCAACGGGGGAACTCCAGCGGCCGACGATATAAGGGTCGATGGCACTCATATGGCGGGGAACAACGAGATCCTTGCAACCTTCACCAATGCGCCGACGAACTGGAGGGCTACGGGAGATACGTCTTCCCAGGGCGTGGCGGTTACGTTCAATACCTGCACGGGTGTCGGCGCTACGGGGACTTGCAACACATTCTCACCAGTGGGGACGATGGAGGCCGGGGCGATCGTCATTAACACGGCAGGCGGGGGCGAGGCAGCAACCGGGATTATCAAGATGACCTATCCGGGTCCATTAGGACCGAACGGCTCAGTCTGCAACTTGACGCCGCAGAACGGTTCCGGTATCTGGCAGGATGCGATGACGCTTTACCAGGACGGGACGACTGCCACATCCATGCAGTTGCATTGGAGTAATAACGGAGTCGCGCTGACTGATGCTAAACAATACAATATAGAATTTGCTTGCCGGGGCTATTGAGATGAAATGGTTGATTCCCGTTATCGCGCTGTGTTCGTTCGGTACCCAGGCGCAGACAAATAGTCAGGATCTCAACGAGCAATGGGCGGCATTCACTATCGCGACAACGAACGTTCAGCGAGCCTTGGCGGCTTTGGTGAAGGAGGATGAGGCAGATAAGGCCAAGGCAGCGGAGATGGAGGGGCGCCTGAAATGGGTTCTCAATAACTGGGTGCGGAAGAAATGATCCTTTCGTCCGCTCGGCGTGCCATAGCTTCGAAACGGCTCACCACGCCGCAGACGACGCCCGCGCCGTTATTGGGATGGAATACGCGTGATCCATTCGAGGCGATGGAGCCAACCGACGCGATCCTGGTGGATAACTGGTATCCCGACTTTGGCGGGGTCAACATTCGAAACGGTTCTCTCCCCTATGCGCAACTTCCCACCTCAGCGAATGTCGAGACGCTGGCTGAGTTTTCCACGGGCGCCATAAGCAAATTCCTTGCTGCTAGTGGATCAGCGATCTACGACATATCGAACCCTGGCATTCCCGGAACACCGATAGGAACGGGGTTCGCAAGCGACAGATGGCAAACGGCCGAGTTCAATGGGCATCTCTTTCTTGTGAATGGGGCTGATCCCGCCCAGATCTATGACGGGACAACGTTATCGGCCGCGAGCTTCACGGGCATCAACACGGCCACGCTGACTGGGGTAGCGGTTGTCCATGAGCGGCTGTTTTTCTGGACCGGGACCGATCCGGCCTTCTGGTATGGACCCACACTCGGGATTGCCGGGCCGCTATCGAAATTTCCGCTCGATATGGAGAGTCAGGCTGGCGGGAATCTCATGTTCGTTGAGGTTTTCAGCTATGACGGTGGGCAGGGGATTGATTCCTACACCTGTTTCTTCCTGACCTCGGGGGAGTTGTTTCTCTATTCTGGCACCGACCCATCGAATCCGAATAACTGGGCGCTGGTGGGGCGGTACGTTCTCCCTCCGCCGGTGAACATCCGGGCGATTCTGCGTTATGGCGGGGATATCTATCTCGCGACGCAATCCGATCATCAGCAGCTCTCAAAGATCCTGATCGCCTTGAAACTGGGAGAAACGCCACCAAGGACGAAGGTGAGCGGGGCTGCCAAGGCGGCCTATGAAGCGGGGGCAACGCTGTTCGGATGGCAGGCAATCTACTACCCAGCCGGCACGCGGTTGATATTCAACATTCCCAACCCAGACGGGTCGTTCTCGCAGCACGTCTACAATACATCGGTTCAGGCGTGGTGCCGATTCCGGGGGATGAATGCCTCATGCTGGGGGCTCTTCAAGGGAGACCTCTATTTCGGCACGGCTGGGGCTGTTCTGATTGCGGATACTGGGTCAACTGATTCAGGACAGAGCATCGTCGCGGCGAGCCAGCAGGCATGGCAGAGGTTTGGAACGCCCCTAACAAAACGTTTGGCGGCTTCCCGCATCATTGTTCAGACAGACAACCCATTGCAGTCCTATCTGTTTGAAGTGGGGTTTGACTGGAGGCCCCTGAACATCATTACCCCGATTTCCGGTCCATCCATAGGTGCCACGTGGGGGACGGCCGTATGGGGTGAGTTCAATTGGGCTGAGAACCTTGTCGAGATGAACTGGCAAATCCAGGGAGGGAAGGGTTCTGCTATTTCATGGGGGATCGTGGCCAATTCGACCACGCCGACGACATGGATCAGCACCGATGTTCTGATCGAGCCGGGGACGGCATTGTGATCGGCTTCCGTCTTCATCATCCCGAGGAAATGGCTCGGTGGGTAGGGAAGCAGGTTGGAATCAACGATTTCGGTCCCTGTACGGTACTCGGCATCGAGGAAGATGGGGAATTGATAGCGGGGATCATCTTCAACAACTATCGGGACGGGTGCCTGGAAGCGACGATAGCGAGCACTTCCCCTCGATGGTGTTCTCGTGGTAGGCTCGCCGGGATTTTTGGATATGTGTTCGATCAGGTTGGCTGCCGTCGTCTGACGGCTATTACCGAGGCCAAGAACCAGCCCGTCCGGGCGTTCCTCTGTCATCTCG